GCGGAACGGATCGACCACGCCCTGCACAAGCGAGAGGGCCTCCTGGTCCACCCGATCAAGGAACCATTGATCGATCAGCCCCGCGCCGATCCGTTCGATGCCCCCGCCAGCAAACATGCGAAACCCATCTGTCGCCAGCCAGAACACTCGACCGTCAAACGAGACGCACGATTTTGCACCGACGGAACCAAATCCCTCGGAAATCGTCTGAATGCCCCATAGGGCGTTGCCTACGTTGCCGACTTGGATGAGTTTGACCGCCTGCGCTTGAAGCACGAGCGCCGCGGTGTCACTGATCTTGTCGCCCCAGATGAGGGCCCCGCCGCTTTCGAGTGGTTGGTAGTCGGCGCCCTTGGTGGTCCAGTTTGTGTGGTCGGAGAAAGCCGACGACCGAATGAGCTTGTTGTTGCGGTTCCCCGCGCTGTCGAGCGTATCAAGTCCGAACAGGATGTTGCCGCACTCGAAAATCCACCGTGGCGCTTTGGCCGCGCTCACCGCCGAGGCTGCACCCCCGCTCTCGACATCATAACCTCGCAGACCCTGCAATGTGTTGGTGTAGAGCAGCTTGGTGCCGAACCGCAGCGAGCACCAATCGTCTCCTGCCGTGACACTCAGACCGCTATCGATAGACGACCAGGTATCGTCTGCCTGCTTCAGTTCGGCCGTCGATGCCGTGAAGCCGACGACCTGCCATGTCCCATCGGCTGTCTGGTACGAAATGAGCCCTCGAGGAGCGCCGGAGAGCGCTGTGGCCGTCGCGCTCACACTCAGTGATGGGAACGGCCCATACCCCTCCGCAAGAGGCTGCACGCCGTCTGCAACCATCATGGCGCCGGGGGTGAGTTCACCCTGATCCGGCGCGAGGGGACCGTAGGGATAGTCCATCACGCAAGCTCGCCAGCGTCGGGGCGGAAGGGGAGAAAGGAGGGCATCACACGCCCGTCGTGTTGTTGAACGTCGAGCGGCGTCCGATATCGGCAAGTCCCGGATCGACCCTCAGCGTCCCCTTGCGCTGCTTGGCGAGGGTGTGGGCTACCTGAGGCAATTGCTCGTCCAAAACGCCCTTCCACACCGCGCCGTTCGGAAAGGCTTCCTGATAGCCAGCGCCCCACATGAGGCATGCTGCGAGATAGATGTCAGGATGGTTGGTGAGCAGCCAGTTGGTCGGCGCGGAGTCGGATAGGGCAAAGCGCTGGCGGTAATGGAAACGGAAGGCGTAAGCCTGGTCGCAGGGGCGGTCGAGCTTCAGAGCCGACGTGCTTGCCATCACCCACTGCCGGGGCGGGCCAGGGTTATCGATGTAGGCCATGTTGGCGGAAGACTGGGGATCGACCCTGCGCTCGTCTTCACTGCCGGGCTCGGCCACCCACAACTGAAGTGGCTCTACGAGCGACAGGGCCGAGATATCGAGCGCGCGGCTGTCCACCGTGCCGGTGAGGCTGGCGTCGGTCTCTACGGGCCCAAGCTCGCGGTTCAGGCGCGCCTCAGCCAGCGTGATGCAGTCGGCAATGACCGCGGTCATGTCGGACCGCTCCATCCACCCGGCAATGGAGGCTTGCAGTTCGGAATAGTTGCTCAGGGCCAAGGCTGTCCCTCCAGCGCTCCGCCCGGCTGCCGCATCAGGTATTCATGCAGGTTGCCGGGGAACGCCTCATCGGCGGAATGGTGCGTGATGGTCAGGTTCGGAACGAGGCGGATATCGCCGCACTTCTCGATCCAGCGTTTGGAGAAGGCGTAGTCTTCGCCGTACCAGACGCCATCGATGGCGCCGTGGTTGAACAGGTCCACGGCTGCGGCATAGCGCGGCCCGTAGGTGAGTTCTGGATAGGCGCGCATGAACTTGTCGACGGCCTCCCTCGTCAGCTTGAGGAAGCCAGCAGGGACACGGTTCGCGCGGATGCAGCCGTCACCAAACAGCGCCGGACGATCGTCGCCATCGGTGAACCAGCCGCCCATGAATTCGACGTCCTGCTTCTTGAACCGGTATGTGCCCGCAACGACTTCGCCGGGCGTGTCGATAAGTGTGAGCAGGTCTTCGGGGCGCCAGCTCAGATCGTAGTCGATGAACACCACCGCATCGGCGGGCCAGTCCATCGCCTTGCGCAGCATGGTTGCCCGTGCCGCGCTGATGTAGGGATTGCCGACCTCTTCCACGAAGCGAACTTCGTGCTGATCCAGCAGCGGCGCGGAACCGGCCAAAGCCGCTTTGTACGGCTCGGTCGGTCCCGCCAGGCTTGGCGTCGCGATGACGACTTTCACGTCACGCCGTGGTGCGGATGACGCCGAAATTCACGAGCGCGTTGCTGATCTCCGTCAGGATCGCCGCAGTGTTCGATGCAACGGACACATAGGACGAGGCGGAGAGCAGCGATGTGGCGAGCACAGTGGAACTGCGCTGTGCGATCGGGGTCTTGCCATAGAGGCTAATCAGATCGCTGGCCGACTGGCCGAGGCGCGTACCGTCCGGCCCACCATCGGAGAGTTCTTTGAGTGCCATTGTGGTTTCTCCTTCTGGCTGGGGTTAGATGTCGGCCGCGAGCGAAGCGCGGACCGCGAGGCGGGGGTCGATGGTCTTGGTCCCGTAGAGGATATCGAGACGCCAGTTCGACACGTCGTTGCCGCCGTCGTAGTACGGGATGACGCGGACGCTGATCCCCTTGTACGAACGACGGCCGACATCGACCGCGCCGGGGGGCTTGACCATCGGCACCATGACGAGGCCGAAGGCGTTCTTGTGGAAGTAGAGGTTCTGCGCGTAGGCCGTCGACGCAGCGCCCTGGAAAGTGATCGCCTTGGTATTGAGGTCGGTCGTTCCCGAAGCGAAGGCGCAGTTGGCGTGCGCCCGCGTCTGCGCATCGGAGGACGACGCCGGCAGGATGGCCGGGCTGACCTCGAAGGAGGTGATTGCCGAGCCCGCCGCTGTCTCATTGTTCACAACAGTGAACATTTTGAGGTGCGGGAGTTGCTCCTTGGTCACCGGGTTCACGTCGTACACATCCGCGATGGTGAACGTGTCGCCGGCCTTGACGGTCACCGTCGCGCCCGACAGCGAGCCGATGTTGAGCGTCGAGTAATTGGTGTCCTTGGTGTTGGCCCAGGTATCGCCAGTGAACGACGCCGCCACGGCATCGGAGGCCGTAGCGCGGGAGCCGGTCGTGTGACGCGGCGCATTGAGGCTCGAATAGGTGTCGATGCCACCGATGCGACCCATGTTGGCCTCGCGGAACGCGCCCTTGGCCACATCCTGCATGTAAAGAGCAGTCTGCGAACCGAGCATGGCCCACTTGTCCGTCGCGGTCAGAACGGCGCGCCGATCGCTCTCAGGAATCCCGATCACATCCATGCGCTCGGCAGCGAGGGCGAAGTCGGCATAGGAGTTGATGCCGCCGGAGGGAATGGTCACATGGTTGGGGATGTCCTTGTAGAGCGCAAAGACATCGCGGTCGACCTGGTTGGCGAGCTGCACCAGGGCAGGCTTCATCACACGCTCGGACAGATCGCCGATCTGCAAGGTCAGATCTTGCGACGTGAACTTGAAGTCGACGCCCTTCTGTTTATCGACGGTGAAGGTCGTCTTGCCTTCGACGACATCCTGGTTCTGCGCGACCGCACCGTCACGGACGGTGAAATCGGCAGGGCGACGGATCGAGACGGTTTCACCAACGGTGTAGCCGTTGACGCGGTTGGTGAACTCCTCTTCGTAGCCGCGATGGACGAGGTTCGCCATCACAAGCTCGTTCTCGAGGATAGCCACCGCCTCCTTGGCGATGATATCCGCGGTAAGCGTGGTGTTGCTCATTATAGTGGTCCTTCTGGCCCCGCAGGGCTCTGGGCCTTGGCGTCATCACGACGCGAAAGCTGGTTGTGGTCAGTATGACGCCCTACCCCCGACGCCCTTTCGACGAGCGGCCACGTAACCCTCCATATCGAGGGTCGCGAGGTCACCGCTGGTCGCTGCGGGCTTGCCTCCACCAACCATCTTGAGTGGTTGTGGAACGACAGTCTGGGCGGGTTTCGGCGCCGTTGCTTGCTTGGTCAGCAGGCCATGCCCGACCTTGGCGTGATAGAGCAGATCGAGGAGCTGCGGGCTCCAGTTGGACTTCAGCGCTTGCTCAGGGATGCCCCGTGAGTGCGCCCAGTCCGCCAGTTCTGCAATCGCTTTGCCAACGGTCTCAGGCGTCGAGCCTGGAATGATCTTGGTGGCCTGTGAGAGCGTTTCCTGCACGCGCTTGGCAAAGTCTTGCTGCGCGACCTCAGAACGCTTCGTCTCGGCCTGTTTGAGCTGTTCGGACAGCCCGGCCTTCTGGTCACGCAGGTTCTGGGCATAGGCCCACGCTTCCTGCGCCCCAAGGGGATCGACTCGAAGTGCCTCCTGATACTGAGGCCATCCGAAGTCATTGAACCGCTCCAGTTCAGCGTCGACAAAGCGAAGCTGAGAGCGGACATTCAGTTCCTCGTCGGTTGCCTTCAGACGTTCCTCGATTTGCGCCTCGCGCGTTTCGAGCGTCTTCCGCAAGTCGGCGTTGGACTGGGACTTAGTCGTATAGTCCTTGTCCATGCTGTCGAGCCGGGACAGCTTTTCCTTCAGGGGCTTTGGAACCTTGAGGGTCTTGCCGTCGTACTCGTAGTCGTCGAAGTCGTCGACCGGCTCAAGCTCCGCACCTTCCGGGATGACCTCTTCAGGGCCCGGAATGCGCTGCGGTTCATCAGCGACGGTCGTTTCAGGCGTGGTCACTGCCTCCGTCGCGGGTGCCGTCTCCGGTCCGCTCGGGGCAATAGAAAGGTCTTCGCCTTCCATAAGCGTTGCACTCCTCTGGGGTTGGTGCGGGTTAGCGTGCGCGAGGCACGAATTAGCTGGCGGTGCCGGTAACGACGGTCAGCTTGCCATTCACGATCAGCGTCCGGTCAACGTCCGGCGCAACGCGCGTCGTGACGGTGAGGCGCCCTTTGGGTGGTTTTGCCCCGCCGACCTTACCGTTGCCGTCGTGATCGCCCTTGCCGCCGAAAGGTTCCGGCTTGGGCTTGGAAGCCTCGATCAGGTTGCCTTCATCGTCGACTTCCCGGACAGTGAGCTTGCCGTTCTCATTCCACAGGATGTCAGGCATTAGATACGCTCCTTGGTTCGTGCCGGCTCGCGGCGACCTGCGCCTGCAATTGCGCGCTGTAGGCCTTGATTTCCTTCTCAGCCTCGATCTTCGCGAAGGCGATCTGCTTCTCGGCCTCGATGTCGATCATGGCGATCGTGATCTTGTTCTGCGCTTCGACCTGAGCCTGCTGTTGCTTTTGCATAAGCTCGGCCTCATCGAGTGAACGGTCGTTCTTGAGCTGGTTGTTTTCCTCAGTGAGGCGGGCGATCTCTTCCTTGCCCTTTTCGACCATCTGCTGCACTTCTGGCGGCAACTGCCCGCTTGCTGCGGCTTCCAACTCTTCCGCGATCTCGTCGGCGCCGGGCCAGTCGAGGTTCTTCGCAAGATGCTTGCCGAGGATAGGAGCGGACGCCGGCAGAGCCCGCATCATCTCCGTCATCTGGTAAGCGGCTTCCTCGCGGCGGCTGGTGAAGCTCGGGCCAGTGGTGACCGTCAGGTCGTACTTGCCGGCGGAGAGGTCGTGCAGCGCCATGATGGCCTGCCCCACCTCATCAACCATCGGCTGGCCGGTTTTCTCGTCAACCTTCGGATACTGCTTGCCAAGCTGCACGTTCTTGGGCTTGCCGTCCTCACCCATCACGCGAATAATGCGCTCGCCGGTATAGACGTGCGGGATCAGGTCGATCAGCACACGTCCAGTGTGACGAATGGCGCGGGCCATGTTGTCGATGAAGTGGAACGTGGATACGTCCCCTTCCCGCTGGCGGGCCATGATGGCCTTGCCGCTGGTTTCGTTCGACCGCGCACCGAGCGAAGCGTCGTAGAGCCCGATAACCGCCTTCATATCGTCGGAGGCGTTCAGCGCCTCTTGCAGAGCGCCGGCTGCGGGGCCGCTGTCGAGAGGTTGGCGCTGCGGAGGAATGACGCCCTTGTATTCGAGATAGGGGTGACTGATGCGGTTGGCCGTCTGCCAGTTGGGGTCGTTGTCGGCGAAGCCTTCGGGGCCGATGAACGGCGATTTGGGCGCCAGCGCAACAAGCTCGGTCGCTGTCGAGCGCCAGTAGTTGAACTGCCGCTGCGCATCCTTGGCGGAGTGGATCAGCGAGCGGAAGTAGCGCTTGCCCTTGATGTTGTACTCGTCGCCGTAAACGGGAATGATCGGGATGTAGCACCCGGCCCATTCCGTTTCGTCCAGCACCTCAGCACCGGACATGAACCGCTGCTTGACCTTGTAGGTCTTGCCCACTCTCTCGCGCCGGGCTTCGAGAACACCGGCAGCCAATAGCGCCTGAACGTCGGCATCCTCCTCGATCTGCTGTTGACTGTAGGTGTAAACCTGCCCGTCGCGGAGATCAGCGAACTGGGCGATCGTGACCTCGGCCTCGGTGCGGTTCCACCA